TCTAGAAATTGGCATCGCAGGATTTTCTTCACGCATTAGGTCATTCTCTACTGCACTCATTTGGTTTTGTGTTTGTTGGGCGAAATATTCGTTTCGTTGATCTGCGATTTCTTTCGGCATTTTGCACAGTATCAAACCACCAACACCATAAGTTCCAGCATGACGACCATCATCGACAGTGGGCATATCACCGAGCCCGGGAAACTCATCCGGTCTGACTACTTCCCAGCCTTCACGGAATCTTTTTGAAACATTGGTTTTATGATCCAGGCCAAGCACTGACTCTGCAACCCATCGGCCTACAAGGCCTTGAGCTTTCATAGCTTCAGTGGTTGCCTCTGGCAACTCGAGAGCACTAGGCATTTTCCATGCTTTTGGTCTCTCGTCTTTAGCTCTAGTTTCCGATGCTCTTGTTACTTTAATTTCCTTACTCATGATTTTTGTAGCCTCGCTTTTTGTATTGCGTAATCTTTAAATGACACTCCAAGTTTCTTAGCTAGTTGCTGTTCGCTCGGTGTCAACTCGATACGATTTTTTTGTTTGCGTCCAGTCGATGTTGTGCGTGTTGGCGAAGCGACTGTTTGGACGGGTTTTTTGTCAGCTTCCACGTTAAATTTGTGAGGCAACTCTTGTCGCACTCGTTTATCAATCTCACTATAATACTCATCAGAGTCTGTGTCAAAGCCTTCATTCTCTAATTGTTTGTGAACAGCGAATGCAACTGAGGTTGCAACTTGGTCTTGTCCAAACCAAGTATTCTTCTGCGCCCATTCACGAGCTTTAGGTGATGGCTCTGCATACTCCTCTATTGGTGGTGAGTTTTGCTCGATTGTTTGGTTTTGTTGTTGTAGATAAGCAGCCTCTTGTTCTTCATATTGTTTTTGTGCTTGCTTATATTGTTGCAGTCTTGTTTTATCAGCAGTAGCTTTAGCCAAGGCCTCTGATGCTTCTGTTATTGAATCAGGATCTCCAGATGTATGAGCTTGTTTTAAGGCTTGTTTTGCCAAAGTAATCTCTGATTCAACACGACTGTCAAACTCATCTCCATAGTTATTCATCTGAGATTTTAGTTGCTCTCTTAGTTTTTCATTTTGATCTTTGAGATCTTTTGCATATTGAACTGCCATGAGTTCTCTGCGTTGAAAATCTTTGGATTGAGCTACAGCCTTATTGATTCTGTTTTGAGCTAGAGCAGCACGTTTTTCAATTTCGTCCATGTTCTTAGCTTCTTCTTCAACTTTTGGAGAAACATCAAAATTTTCTTGAACTTCATCTTCTGTAACAGGAGATATATCTTTGTCATCATCTAAAGATATTTCTACTGACTCTTGCTTAACTTCTTCTTCAACCCTTTTGTTGGGCGGCAGTGCTGCCTTTTCTATTTTTTCTTCTGTGATTTCCACATCTATACTTTCTGCTTCATTAGCCATAATTACCTCTTATAAAGATTTAATATCATTTGGATCTAAGATCGTTCCAATTACATCATCATCATTAATGATTCTAACTTCGTGATCGTCTTCTAAACGGAAACGAGACCCAGCATATCTGCCAATCAACACCCAGTCTTTTTCTTTACACCATGGTGTGTTTCCATATTTTTCTGTTTCTTTATAAGCAAGAGGTCCGACTTTCAATACATAAGCAACAACAGTTGCTAATGTTTCTCTGTCAACAGTCTCTTTGACTAATTGAATACCACCCTCAGTTACGCCTTTGCCACGATAAGGCAATACCAATATTCTCCATCCTGAAGGAGTTGGCATTCTGTCTAATAGTGATTTTTTTAGTAGGCTTGGGTCTAGAACTCTTGCTTCTTCTTTAACGAAAGCTTGATCTAGTTCTGATTCTTGATTTTGTGTATCTTCAATTTTTTCTGCGACTTTGTCATTCATCGATATTGTCCGTATGCAGCGTTTCTTTCAAATCTTGCTCTAGGGATCGCAACGCTGATAACTCTCCCATAAAAAATTTGTAGTCTTCCATGGATTGTACATTCCCTGCTGAAAGACTGTCAACAATATTTTTTTGTCTTTGACGCAAAGTTTTGAATATGTACTCTGCTAATTTTATGCTGTCTATAGTTCTCTCCTAACTACGCAGTATTATTTCATTAAAGGTGATCTTAAATTTTCTATACCTCTACCGCCCATAACATTCATTCTTCTTAAAGGAGTAGGCATTGGTATCGTTGGCATTGGCATCATGCCCATGGGTCTGTCCATTCTTTGTTCTCTTTGCCTTTCTAATATTTCATCAAGGTCTATTTCATCAGGAATCTGCACATCACCAATACCTGTAATATTTTTCATATTATTAACAAAGTTTGGTATTTTAGAAAAATCTATTTGAAAGCCACTATCGCCAAATGATGGCACTGATGGCATAACAGGAGCTTCTTGTTCTCTTGATAGTTGACCTTCTAACTCAGAAATACGATCCATTAGCTCTTGAAACCTTTCATCTCTTCTTGCTAGTTCTGCTTCTTGTCTCTCTCTTTCAGCTTGTCTGATTGGTGCTTGGGTTGCTTCGTATTGTCTTTGAAACTGTTGACCCATTGGGCTTTCCATCTGACGCATGAATTGTTGACCAATTGGGTCGGGTCTTACATCAGTTGGCATGAAAGCTTGGGTAGGTTGCGGTGGAGGACTGAAAGAAGGAGGAGTGTAGTAAGCCGGCCCTCCTACAACCAAACTGGGTCTGCCTATGGGAAATGGTTCTGGTGCTAAAGATGGTCGCATCTGACCTGGAGCTTGAGAGTAACCAGCTTCATAGCCGGGCACTCTAGATTCAAACCTGCGTGGCTCTCCTACCATTTGGTTTTTCAGCATGTTTAATAAACTCCGCTAAATTTAGTGCCTCTCAAAGCAGCACCACCCCCACGAGATTTACCTTTACCATATGGTTTAGGTGCACCAGGGTTTGGCATCTCCTCTGTTTGTTTGTAATTAACAGTGCCTTGGTCTTTGATATTAACGCTTGCTTTTACGTTTTTTACTTTTTCCATTTTTACTCACCTTTCTTTTTTTCTTACCAGCTTGCGCTAGTGCGATGGCCACCGCTTGTTTTTGCGGCTTGCCAGATTTCTTTAACTCTCTTATGTTAGCAGATATTGTCTTTCTACTGCTACCTTTTTTTAGAGGCAATTTTAACTCTTCTTAGTTTTGGTTTTTTTAGCTGTTGTCTTTTTAACTTTAGCTTTAGCTTTGGTAACTGTTTTTTTAACAGCTTTTTTCTTGACAACTTTCTTTTCGACCTTTTCGGTTTCGTTATTTGCATCCTCATTGATGACCTGTTTATTGCCATGTAATTTTTCCTCTTCTGCTTTCCATACAGCTTTATTAACTGCTGCAACTTTTTGTCTAACTGAACTCATTTATTTCCCTCTCATAATATCCATTGCTTTGAATTGATTCTGTTGCTCGATCCTTTCTCGAGCTATAGCATCTTTCATCATAGCAATTTCTTGTTGGATTGCTAGTCTTTGTTCTGCAAGTTCTTTATTTTGCATAACTCTCATTGCATCAAATTGTTGACGTTGCACAAACTCTTCACGTTTGCGTTGCACATCGTCTGCCTTGATGTCTAATTCTTTATCTCGTAACTCTACCAATGGGTCAGGCATAGGTGGAGCAGGCATAAATACTTGATTGATTTGTTCCATCAACTGCGATACCACTGCAGCTACATCACGAGCAACAGACTCTTGTATCTGTTGTTGAAAGCCCATGGATACTTCTGGTGGTAACATACTGATCTCTTGTAACATTGCTTGAAACTCTGGATTCTGAGCATTTTGTTGGTCAACGATTTCAGAAGCTCTAAAAGATACATGTTGATAAATATGCGACTGTATCAAAGATAATACCGCTGGATTCGTTTGTGCAGTAACAGTGCCATACAAAGACAAATGCGAATTAATGTGAGCATCATGATCTTGACCCACAAAAGCTTGTTGTGGCACACCAGCAATTAAACCTGCGTTCTCATTAGCAGGATCGACTGGCTGTGGTTGTGGTGGTGGGGGCAATAACTGTTCTATGTTTTGCACACCCATCGATGCATACATTCTACGATATGCTTCATAAATACCATTCGGTCCATGTATTTCAGGATTGCTTTGCACAGTTCTAAGAAGTTCTTGAGCCATCATGACTCTTTGGCTCATAGAAAAAGTATTTGGATCTGATATTGGCAAGACATCCACACGCTCATCAAAGTCAGATTGTTTTATCATCTGATTGCCATTAGCAGTCATGTATGGATAGTCTGGTGGTAAATACTCAGCAAATACTTTAGCAAGGAGTTCAAACTCTATGCGCTGACTTGAGTGCAAACGTTTATGTATTGCAGACATGACTCTAGTGCCACGCTCAAGCAAAGCAACTGTTGTACCTACTGGTGCATTAGCGTTGGCATCGCCAACTTGCAAATCAGCAATCGAGGCGAAACGCCTTCCACTATCAACAAGGATTCCCAGGAGAGAAAGTAACGTTTGAGAAGGCTCCTTGAATGGTAGCGGTACGAAGGCGTCTCGCAAACTTCCTCCCGGTGCGTCCATATCACGGAACTCGCCAGGTTGTAAAGGTTGATCGTCATTGCGAATACGAATCCCACGAGCCTTAAATCCTGCTGGTAAATTAGATAATGTACCTGCATCAATTAATTGTCGTAAGATTGAGGTTGAGGCTTTTGACAAGCCTCCGATCATGTGGGTTAGACCAAAGCCATAGAAACCTAGGCCTGGTAAAAACTTGTAGTGCACAAAATAATTTATCTTTTGTTTGAGTTGATCTTCTTGTTTGTAGTTTCTTCTGATGGATAAAACTTTATCGTCAGCAATGGTAACAATGTATGGTAGCTTTATTCCTGTTTGCTCACCTTCAGCGTTGGTATCTTCATACCCAGCAATATCTAAATCTGTGTGAATCTCATGGAGTTGACACATGTCATCATCGCCATAGCTTGGCTTGATGCCTTGAATATCATCTATCTCTTCTTGCACATCATCATATTCATCAGCATTATAACTGTCATCACTGATATCTATATCTTTATAAAAACCTACTTGTTGTAGTTTACGCACATCGTTCATGGACATGTTAACCACATGAGTTACACGACTAGCACTGTGCAAGTCAGTTGTGCCATAGGGCACAATTAAGTCTTCGCTTGGAATAAATTTAGAGACAGCTCGATTAACATTTTGATCGTAGTAAACTTTTCTAAAAGCTGAACCACTGAGTGGTAGATAAAACAGCATCTGATCGGTTTCAGGATCATACTCTTTCATCACTTGCATAAGCTGATAGTTCATAAACTCTTGCACTCGTGATGCTTGTTGTTCTGTTTCAGGAGTTGTCATACCTATGACTTGAGTTTTAACCGGACCTTGCGATGGTAATATCTCATTGTAAGCTTGAGCTTGGAACTGGGTTACAGATTCTGCCAACAGTGGATGCATTACCCCACTTGCACCTTCAAAGGGTTGCGATCTTTCTTCATACTTCATACCAAGATACTCTAGGCCATCACGATAAGTTTGCTCCCAGTCGCTACGAGAATCTTTGTCAGACTCAACGCTGTCCATGAGATCATTTTTAATTACATTAAGCTCTTGGCTATCAATACTTTCAGCCAAGTTAGCATAAAAATCTGTGTTATCTAGTGGGGGTGCGACTGCACCAAAAACTAAAGTACCATCTTCAAGCTGTTCAAAATCATCAAGCTCTGGTTGTTCCTCTTGAACATCAACTTCAATATCCATTTGTTTAGAGCGATCTCTAACTTTAAGATCTATTTGCTCTTCTGTGGTTATTGCTTTATCTACAGACATTATCTTTTGCTTTTCATAAATGCCCTACCTAAACCTCTAAGAGCTATGCCACCACCAGAAAACTTCTTAGGTTTTTTAGCAGCTGCCATGTTTTCTTTTTTAACTTTGTCAATCCTAGCCTGTTCAGCCATATCTTTTTTAACTGCTGCGTCAAACTGCTTTTCTGTTCTGCCTTTTTTTGCTTTTTGTGCATCAGCTAGCATTTTGTTAAAAGGTTTAGACATTTCTTTTCTTTCTTTAGCGGTCATTCTTTTTTTAATTTTTCTACCGCTTGGCAAAGTTTTCATACCAGTTAGTTCATCAACTTTTTTATCAAGAGCTTTTTGAATTTGTGGATCTTTTGACTTCATGATAATTTTTTTGTCTTTTATTTTTTCAGCCATCTCTTTTGTCATTTCAGAAATGCTTTTAATAAATTTTACTTTTGACATAATTGTTACCTCTAATAATATATTCTCTGTTTAGGGATTGGTAAATCATCCTCTTCGTCAGTTTCCAATCGCACAAAATTACCTTGACGAAATCTTAGTATAGCTTGTGTTGTCGAATCTACAAAATCATCGTTTTCGCCATACGGAAAAGCTGCACATTCTTCCATCACTTCATCTGCAAAGATTGACTCCGGAGCCCATACCATGCCAGCTTCAAACACAGGCGATACAGAGTGCACCCTAGTTACTTTGTCTTTGCCTTTGGTGGGTCGATAGTTCACCACAGGGATTCCCATCATCCGCAACTCATGGGTCAAAGGCGTACCACTTGCTTGAGATTCTATCAAGACAGTATCTGGTTGCCAATACATATATTCATCGTAAGCTGTGGTTTTCAACTCTGGAAAATCCCAACGCCCACGTTTGGCATCAAGCAAGATAATCGACTCAGGTGCACCATCACTAGGCCGAAACACGCCCCAGGTGGTAATCGCACTATAGTCAGCAGTCTGCTTAGAACTAAAAGCAGTATCGTAAGATTGCAGTATGTACGAACAAGGGGGTGGATCATCGTGCTCCCATATCTGCCACCACTCACGTTTAATCAAAGCTCCCTCTTCAGAGGTGGGGTTTTGCATGTACTGGGCATTCCACTTGGCCACCGGCAAAGAAGCTTTCACTGACTCAAGTTCTTCGAGCTTCCAAAAACCAGGCCACAAAGGTTTACCGCTATCTAAAATAGCAGGGAGTTCCAAGACTTCCCACTTATCTGCATGGTCTTCGCCCATACGTCTTAACAGCTTCTCAGTTAAATCAAGCGTGCTCCACCTAGTCATAACTATCACAATAGCTCCACCCGGTTGCAAACGCTGACGTGGACCGGAGGTATACCACTCATAAGCTGACTCAAGCGCAGTGGGTGAAAGGGCATCCTGTTCAGAGTGGGGGTCGTCAATAATCAGCAGATCTGCACCTCGCCCAGTAATCGCACCGCCAACTCCGGCTGCGAAGTATTCGCCACCATGACTGGTTTCCCACCGACCTGCTGACTTGGAATCAGCTGATAGGTTTACATTCTCAAAGATCTGCTTGTATTCTGTGGTGTCCATCAAGTTACGCACCTTGCGGCCAAACCTCGCTGAGAGTTCTGCGGTGTGGGTGGTCTGCATGATTTTCATATCAGGCTTGAGACCCATGATCCAGCTAGGGAAGTAAACTGAAGCAAACTCAGATTTGGTATGACGTGGGGGCATGTTAACGATGAGGCGTTTGCATTTGCCTTGGGCGACAGCTTCGAGCTTTTTAGCGAAGAGTTTATGGTGCTCGCCTTCGATGAAGCCGTCCCATACATTTTTGATGTAGTGGATGAAGTCTTGCTTGGCTTTGCCGCTGGTATCTAATTTTTTTATGCGATCTTGTATAGCGACTATCTCTTTGAGAGCGTCATCTGAAACATGACCTAAGAATGCTTCTTTATCCATAATTGCAATATAGTATCTCAATAGGGGTCCCAAAACTAATTTTTTGCTGATTGTTTGTATTTATTGTTATTTTACTAGCACTACACACAACACATACCCCCCTAATCGTGGGGGTGGGGGTCAGCAAAAAAAAGCTGCAAAAAAATGGGACGCGATTCAATAGAGACCCAAGCTTATAATCATGTATGTAAATTAATGTATAAAAAATGTTGCAAAGTGTTTAATAAATCTATATACTGAACATAGTTCAGTTAGCAATTAAGCAACTGACAAAATGGAGAAAGACTAATGAAAAAAATTAGATACATAACAGAAGATGGCTATATCTTTACTTTGCAAAGCGATGGCTCTCTTACTGATGGTGATATGACTTTTGATTCTTTAGAAGAAATGAAAAAGCATGTTGAAGTAAATAAAATTGAGGAGAAAGACTAATGAGAAAATTAGACCAAATAAAAAAACTTACTCAACGTCATTTGAAACTATCAAGGACTGAAGAAGTGAGAGACTTCCTGGAGTGCGATAAAATTCTGAAACAGTTGAAGTCAGAAGTAAGGCGTGAGATTAATAGTAATCTCATAATGAAAGATCAAGGCTTTGGAGTTCCTAGAACTTTTAAGCATTGGTCAGATGTCAATATGATTGATGCGACTATCACTAAA